CGTCGCGTTCTTATCTCGAACCTTATGTAATCATAAGAGTTGGGACAAACCAACCGATACTGAGAGGGGACTTCGGTCCCCTCTCTTTTTTTATGTACATTATAAATAGATGTGGTATAATGAATTTAAGCATTCAAGGAATAATATGTCTGCTCTCAACGTTCCAGCAAATAAGAACTTCTTATCGCCTCTTGGGTTCAGGTTCAGTCTTACGCGTGCTCCAAACCTAAACTTTAACGTCCAAGATGCACGTATCCCAGGTCTGCAGTTGAGTCAGGCAGAGTCACCTACACCGTTCGTAACGATTCCTATCGCCAGCCATATCACATACAATCCGTTGTCGGTATCGTTCCGTGTGAGTGAGGATCTTGACGACTATCTTGAAATCCACAATTGGATGGTCGGCCTCGGCGCTCCGGAGAGCTTTGACCAGTACAAGGCGTTGAAGGCGGCCGAACCAGGAAATCCAAAGACTGTTTATTCGGATATCACTCTACTTATCACGAACAGTGCTATGAGACCGAATATTAGAGTAAAATTTATCGACGCGTTTCCGATCTCTATCGGAGATCTTCAGTTCAATACTACAGACACCGACGTCAACTATATGCAGTGCACGGTCGACTTTGAATATCTGAGATATACCGTCGATTTGGTCGAATAATTAGGTGTACTTAATTTACCAGCTGTGATATAAGGTTATTATGAAAATAGATGACATCTTTGCCGAATGGGAACAGGATTCCCGTATCGATCGTTCGGAGCTTGGAAACGAGGCGCTGAACATCCCGAAACTCCACCACAAATATTTTAAAATCTTTACGAACGAACGACTGCTTCTTCGTAAGTACGAAGCCGAACTCAAGCAACTGAAGTTGGCGAAGAACGAGTTCTTTACCATGGGCCCGACGGAGGAGACACATGCCAAGGGATGGAGACTTCCTCCCCAGGGTAAGATCCTTCGTTCAGACGTGAATAACTATATAGAGGCAGATCAAGAGGTTGTCGATATGACACTACGTATCGGTATCCAACAAGAAAAGATCGAGCTTCTTGAATCGATCATCAAATCCCTGACCGGACGCGGTTTCAACATCAAGGCTGCAATCGAGTGGGAGAAGTTTAAAGTTGGTATTTAATGAGTGATGTCCATCTGAAATACATCAACAGCGTACACATCAAGGTATGTGCAGATCCGTCGACCATCATGGAGTTGTCGGATCATTTCACATTCTATGCAGACAACTACAAGTGGCACCCGAAGTACAAGGCAAGGATGTGGGACGGTAAGATCCGTCTCCTGAACAACCTGTCCGGTACCATCTACGGTGGTCTTGCGCAGAAGATCAAGAAGTTCTGTGATGCACGCGACTATACACTGACGTTCGACGATGAGCTCATCTACTCAAACGTATCGGAGTACGAGCTGACGGAGTTCATCAAGACTCTGAACATTCCAGAGAAGTATCAGATTCGTGACTATCAGTTCAAGGCGATTCTGAAATGCATTCGCTCGGGTCGTAGAACTCTCGTCAGTCCTACGTCATCGGGTAAGTCTCTCATGATCTACATCATCATGAGATGGTATCAACAACACAAGGGCCTGATCATCGTTCCTACGATCGGTCTGGTCGGGCAGATGGAAAGTGACTTTAGAGATTATGGATACACTGGTAATATACATGTTAGCACTGGCGGTCTTAGCAAATCTAATGATATCGACTGCGACATTGTTATTACTACGTGGCAGTCTCTCAACAACGGCAAAACCAAGATGCCAAAGCAATGGTACGCCCAATTCGGGTGCGTGTTTGGAGATGAAGCTCACGGATGCAAGGCAACGAGCCTCATACAAATCCTATCAAGTCTCGAAAGCTGCAAATACCGCTTTGGTACAACAGGCACACTCGACGGCCAACCACTTAATGAAACTACGATCGAAGGACTCTTCGGACCACAGTACAGACCAACCACCACCGCACAGCTGATGAAGGATGGTCACGTTGCCAAACTCAAGATCAAGTGCATCATCTTGAAGTATCCGGAAGACGTGAAGAAACAGTTCCACACGCCGGTGAACAAGAAGAAGAAATCGTATCAGGATGAGATCGACTTCCTGGTAAACCACGAGAAACGTAACAAGTATTTGAAGAACCTGACCCTCTCGCTCAAGGGAAACAAACTACTCTTCTTTAGGATTATTGATCATGGAAAGCTCCTACATACTGCCATTAGTTCAGTGTCTGACCATAATGTGTTTTACATTGATGGTTCTGTATCAGGCGTGGACAGGGAAAGTATACGTCGCGCTCTTGAAGATGAGGAGAATGCTGTCCTCATCGCGTCGCTCGGGACCACGTCGACGGGTGTGAGTATTAACAAGCTCCACCATATGATCGCTGCATCGCCCTCGAAGTCGAAGATCAAGGTGCTACAGTCTATCGGTCGTATGTTGCGTATGCATGCCGAGAAGGAGGAGGCGATCCTCTACGATATCGTCGACGACCTCTCATACAAGTCACAAACCAACTTTACACTCAACCACTTCCTGGAACGCTGTAAGATCTACGACGCCGAGAAGTTCGAATATGAAATCTACAACGTGAGGTTATAATGCTTAGAATCTATACACTCATCAACGGTGAACAGATCATCGGTAAGTCGGTGTCACCTGGAAATTCTGATATTACTATCGAGGATCCGTTCTATATCATTGATTCGCAGGATGAGCATGGTAATAATGGCATGTCGCTAATAAATGTATGTACATTTTCTAAAGAACAGTGTATTACTATAAGTAGTAGCCATGTAGTATTTTCGTTCGAAGCAAATGAACTCATGGTTCGTTACTATGAAAAGCTGCTCGCTGCTCAGAATCGTGGATCCATGGCAAAGATGATCGACGACGCCATCAAGGAGATGGACGACATGGATGAGAAGATGCGCAGCATTATTTCAAATAGACTCGTAGGCGGGTCAACGGTTAACTAAGGAATATATAATGAAAGATTCAGTGCCAAATCCGGTAAAGAAGAAAAAGTCGAATAACTATATTGACAACAAGAAGTTCTACACAGAGATGGTCGTCTATCGTCGGTTATGTGACGAGGCGACTGCAGCTGGGGAACCACGTCCGATCGTATCACGGTACATCGGCGAATGTATCATGTTGATCGCCACCCGGTTAGCAACTCGACCTAACTTTGTCGGTTACTCGTACAAGGATGAGATGATCTCTGACGGTATCGAGAACTGTCTTGCATATATTCACAACTTTAATCCTGAGAAGTCGACGAATCCGTTTGCATATTTCACACAGATCATCTACTATGCTTTCCTTCGTCGTATCCAGAAAGAGAAGAAGCAGCTGTACATCAAACACAAGAGCTTTGAGAACAGCATCATCATGAACACGTTGGTTGATATGGCACCAGAAGACAGAAGCCATTACTCCGCTGCCTTTATAAACGTATCCGAGAAGCTGGGTGAACTCGTAGATAAGTTTGAGGCAAAGAACCCTGTTGCGCCGAAGGCGAAGAAGGGTGTAGAGAAATTTATTGAGGACGATAACGATGAAACTTAACATTCCACCTCTGCTTGAGCAGATCCGAGAAAACATGCTGGACGCAAAGGCATCGCCGACCGTACGATTCAACTACAGTCAAACGATGCGTTCTATTAAAGAGTATGCCGAACAGTCATTGAAAGAATATGATAAGGCAGAACTCAAGAGAGGCCGTTAATGAAAATTGCTTTGATCACCGACACTCACTGGGGTGCACGCGGGGACAGTCCTGCGTTCGCCGAATATTTCAATAGGTTTTACTATGACCATTTCTTTCCGTATCTTGCTACTCATGGTATTAGCAATATTTTTCACCTGGGTGATATCGTTGATCGTCGAAAGTATATCAACTTCGTTACGGCCAGACACCTACGAAAGTTCGTCGAGCACTGTGATAGGGCAGGAATCCGCCTAGACGTTATCATCGGTAACCATGATACCTCGTTCAAGAACACGAACGAGGTGAACTCGATGAGGGAACTCTTCGAGCACTCGACGTATAACATCCACTATTACGATGAGCCGACCGACGTTGACATCGGTGGCACCACCATCGCCGTTCTTCCATGGATCTGTTCCGGGAACTACAACGAGTCGATGGAGTTTATACAGAATACATCCGCACAGATTCTTTTCGGCCACTTGGAACTTGCCGGTTTCGAGATGTACAAGGGCGCAGTAAATGACCATGGGTTCGACTCAAAGATTTTTGACAAGTTTGATCTTGTATGTTCCGGGCATTTTCATCACAAGTCTACTCGTGGTAACATTAACTATCTCGGTGCTCCTTATGAGATGTCTTGGTCTGATTACAATGACCCTCGAGGGTTTCATATCTTCGATACGGAGACGAGGGAACTGACGTTCATCCGCAACCCGTTAACGATGTTCAACAAGATCCATTACAACGATCAGGACCGGGTACTTGACGAGATCATGGCCGTCGACTTTGATCACTACAAGGGATCTTATGTCAAGCTGATCGTACATAGCAAGAACAACCCGTACTGGTTCGACATGTTCGTCGACAAGATCGAGAAGGCCGGAGTCCT